GTCTAAAAATCATACCCTTAAAAGTAATCGAAAGTATCTAAAGTTTAGGGAAGTATTTGTTCCATCCGTGTTCCATGTTCCATTCGTATTCCAGAAATCTAAGATACCATTTCATTTAGTTGTTCCATTTTTCGTTCCATAGGCTGTTCCACTTTTTGTTCCAAATTTAAAGCATCATTTACAGCGGATATGCTATCTTCTTTTTCTAACATTAAGTGATTGTATACTTCCAGAACGACCTTTTCAGAATCCCCTACAAGCCTTGCAATCATCTTTATGCTAATCTTAGGGAACTGGTAGCATAAGTTTGTGCAGTAATTGTGGCGGAAGATGTGGCTTGTTAAATCCTCAATAGGACTTTCGCTGACTGCCTGCATTGCTTTTATGATTCTACCCCACATCCTGCGGAAACCAGATTTTGTCATAGGCTTGTAATCACGATTTATGAATAAGTATTTCCTGCCATCTTTTCTAAGTTGTTTTATGTAACTAGAGATTGCATCGAATACGTTATCTGGTAACGGTAACGTTCTTTCTCCGTTCTGTATGTTTTTTACTGTTTTTTTCTTTGGTATGTTATCTGATATGTCGTGTGATTTGTCGATAGATACTGTATGTGCTTCTAGGTCAAAGTCTGCTTCTGTTAGTGCTAAGGCTTCTCCACACCGCAATCCACAACCGTAAATGATATAGACATATATTTTATCCATTAAATTAAAATCTGCCTTAAAAACGGCTCTCTGTTCGTCTGGTGTCAAAGGACGTTTTTCTTTCGCTTTGTAACTTATAGATTCAAAGTTGTCAAATATATCTGCGAATGATTGTGCGGAATAAATGCGATCACAAACAGCAGAGTGCAGGACCTGCTTAAATGTCATAACTATTTGTTGTTGTGTCCGTGATTTGCCTTTAGCACCGTTCAGAATCAATTGTAAGTGGCTTCGCTGTACATCTTGTAGCTTAACGTATTTAATGCTGTCAAAATGGACATTAATCACATTGTCGTACATTTTATTTGTATTGTTAGCTCTGTTAGATTCTTTATATAAGACTTTCCATTGTCTGGCATAATCAATAAATAGTATATCGGTGTCAACCATTGCTTGCCGTTGGTCTCTTAGTTGCTCAAATTCTTTTACTTTCTTTTCGAGGTCCTTAGAGCTTTTAGCGGACCGCAGGTGTTTATATCTCTTCTTTCCATTATCCTTGTATGTGCCATCCCACACGTTAGTAGAATAGTAACCATCTTTACCTTTTTTAAATTTAGCTGTTGCCATTGTATCACTCCTTTTTCTAATAATTGGAATTTGCGTTTTCTGCAAAATGGGTACAAAAATAACAGCCATGCAAGAGTGGATTTTTAAAGCGTTGCAAAATAACATGAATGTGTTACAATAGATATGGAATTTTCTATATTAAAATTTTACGATGTTATGGAAAAGGGTTACCGTTCTTTTTAGTCTTCTAACGGTGGCTCTTTTTTGCGTTCTTGCATAACTGATGTAGTCATGATACAATATACGTGTTTGGCTGTACTATCTTGTATGATAACTACCTTGTATTTATATTT